CTGTCCGATGTATCCGGATCTTCCTACCAACCACACTCCGTCCAAAGCAGAAATCGAACGATTCGTACTGGACGTGTGTTGGATGCCCCTACTGCGCGCGATGAGACCACTTCGCACCACCCATCGCCTCATCTGAGGCAACAATAACGCAAGAGGAGTATCAAATGGATTATCTGTCGTTGGCTAGTGAACTGTGGAAAGCTATCGTGGCTGTCCCGGCGTTCGGTGTCGGCATCGCTGTTGGTGCCGTCGGTTACAAGTATCTCCTGAAGAAGAATCCGGTGATGCTCAACAAACTGGTGGCTCTGGCAGAAGCGGAACTGCAAAAGGTTGCACTCGCGGCGGTTGCAAAAGCTGGTGCTGTCCCGTCGCCGGTTGCCACGTCGGCGGCTCTGGTTGTGGGCCTCGCTGAGGACGTCCAAAAAGAGGTCACAGTGGCTCCCGCAGTCGCACCTGTCACCAAGTAGGCGTTGTTTTTACGCAACACCGGGTATGTTATGATAGTGGTAACTCCGGGCGTGCTAGTAAATAGGTGGTAAGTCACAAGGCAGGGTTCCCCGGGTTAGTAATCTCGGGGAACCCTTTCTTCGTTCGTGTCTTAGCATCTTGCAATTTTAGCCGTGAACCGCAGATATTGTGCGCGTTGACTCAACTAGCCGCGAGGACCCACATGAAACGTGGAACAGTTACCAAACATCAACATAACAAGGTCATCTATTATGGCTGAACTCCGCCCAACAACCAATCTCGTGATTCCGGAAGATCTGATGCTTCCGAAGCGCGAGTGGAAGAACAAGTTTCTGTTCGTCTACAACAAGGGATACGTTGGCTCGCCGTCGGCATTCATGACGAAGCTCTGGGCTTCCGTACTTTTCCCGTCGCTTGCGCACGACCCGAAGTTCGGTAGCGTCAAGGGTAAGGCGGCGGCGAAGGCGCTGGCAGAAGTTACTCCGTACGGATATCTGCGTCTGAAGAAAGTGCTCGACCCCAAGAACCCGCACTTCGTCGTTAGCGTCCCGCTGTATAGTGGCCCGAAGTCGAACGGTCTGGGCGCGATGTCATTCCTGTCGAACTGGTTCCTTGGTGGGAACAAGATGAAGAACCCGCCGGAGCCGACTGCTGAAACGATCAGCGAACTCCGCGAGTTCCAGTCCAAGCTGACCGCAGAAGGTAGTCCCGACGAGATCCGCGACCAAGTGATCTCGGTTGATCGTGCAGTGCAAGCAATGCGTCTGCCGGCCGATCAAGCCCTCCAGCTGAAGTCCACGCTGCTCGGCATCCGGGTGCAGACCAAGGGTTATCTGGGCATCATCTTCGCGGATTTCAAGATCACGAAGGAAGAAGCACAGCAGCTGACAACCACGCCGTGGACGGAACTGCGCGACATCGATCTGTATCCGCTGCTGCTCCAATGGGTCAAGACGACCTACGGCGAACGTGGCCCGGCTCCGATGACGAGCTTCCCGATCTCGAAGATCGCCATGACGCTGCCGCCTACGCATTCCGCGGACGCGCGCATCAACGAGAACAACATCTCGATCGGTCCGAAGGGCACGCCGTTCTACCTGCCGAAGGAACTGCCGAAGACTACCACGATCGACTACGAAGATCGCTACACGCAAGCGGGCGCGCGTGAAGACGGCAGCTTCTGTCTGTTCGATATCAACCAAGGCGCTCAGGCCATGTCTTCGGGCGCGAACCTGAAGAACAACCTGCCGGTCAACATGCCGGTTCTGGTTGACTGGGTGAACCTGAAGTATGCGTACACCATGACGAATGGTGCGATGGAAGTGCTGGACCTCACGCGTTTCCGCGCTGCTGACGTCACCCACATCCGCAATCTGGTGGACGACACGGTCGTTACTCTGGAACTCATCGATCTGATGACTCGCATGGGTGAAGCCGCTGGTTGCCCCGCGTCGTCGCTGGCCCCGATCCCCACCGATCTGGAAGGTCTGCAGTTGGGTCCGGTTCTTGAACGTCAGTTCGAAGATGCCAAGCGTCCGCAAGACTGGTTCAAGGTCGCGGTTCTGGCCTACAAGAAGCTCGAAGAGCAAGACCGCATCACCATCGCCGACATCAACACCATCGGCTTTGGCCCGTTCCGTACGCTGGCTCGCTACTTCAAGCAAGTCGAGGCAACGGTTCGTGACAACATCGATCCGGTGTACAACAAGTATTCCGTGGCTACCGTCATCGAGGCAATGCCGTGGCTCGTGTTGATCGCCAAGTACACCGACGACATGCCGGGTCTGCGCGCATCGGACGTGGCGAACCGCAAGGCAGCCATCGATCAGGAAGTGGATCCGAACTGGAAGCCGCCTGCAATCCCGCTGTTGTCCGATCAGATTGGCTTCTTGCCGCACCAGTCGAAGGTGCGCAATCTGCTGAAAGATAGCCCGGACTTCGCAATGCTGCCGGTTCAAGCTGGTGGTGGCAAATCGATCCTGTTGTTGACCGACATCCTGTACGAGATCAAGGCCAATCGCAGCAACCCGTATCTGGTCCTGTGTCCGGGCCACTTGGTCGCCAACTACGTGAAGGAAGTGGTGTACTTCACGCAGGGTAAGCTCAACGTCGTAGCCATCTCGCGATTTGCTATCCGCCAGAATGGTTGGGCGCGTCTGCGGGCTATCCTGGAAGCGGCTCCGCGCAACACGGTGGTTGTCGCTGAGTACGATTGTTTGGCTTACCGTCAGCAGTCTGTGTGCTACGGCACGACGCCGGTGGAAGTGTTCCCGGTCATCGACTTCCTGCGCCAGTTCAAGTTCGGCTACGTCGCACTGGACGAATCGCATTTGGTCAAGAACGCTACCTCGCGTTCGAAGTCGACGGCAACGTTGATCACCGACATCCCGAAGAAGCGTCTGGCTTCGGGTACGATGGTTCACGACAGCCCTTCCGACTTGGCAATGCAGGTCTCCATGATGGACCCGACGCTGTTCGGCGATCGTGACAAGTTCAACGAGACGTACGGCGAAGTGGTTCGGGGTGGTCGCGTGGTCAAGTGGCGTGACGACGCACCGCAGAAGATTCAGCAGCGCATCCAAGGCCGTATCGTGTATGCGAAGGCTATGCGTAAGGAGTGGGCTGCCCTCTTGCCTACCAAGCGCGAATGGCTCGGTGGTGTTGAGCTGACCGAAGCTCAGCAGAATCTGTACAACGACATCTTGGACGACACGGTTGAGAAGATCACCGAGAAGGCCAAGAAGGGCAACAAGAACCTGCAGAAGTTCCTGGGTCTTGGTAAGAAGCCCGCAGTCAAGTCGGATGACGACGAAGACAACGGCGACGAGATCGTTGACGAGGACAACGAGGAAGAAGATGCAGCGGACGAAAGCGCAGGTGAAAGCGTCGAGAACGCACTGCGTCCGTACTTGCAGCGCCTCGAAACCTTCCTGATCGCTCCAGGTCGTGACGACGTGGGCAAGAACCTGCTGAAGGGCGACGATCTTATCAGCCCGAAGGCACTGGCAGTGTTGCGTCGTGCAGAAGCCCACATCTTCGGTGGTCAAGAAGAAAACGGCGATACCGGTCAGCTGGAAGCCTACGGTCCGTTCCCCGGCAAGGTGCTGATTTTCACGAACAACATCAAGTCGGCTGAAGAACTGTGGGAACGTGCCAGCCCGCGTATGCGTGCCTGTGGTCTGCTGTATAAGGCCGCCCGCAAGATGGAAGACGGTTCCAAGTTCGAAAAGGATCCGAAGGTCAAGTGGATGGTTGGTGTTTCGTCGTCCATGGAAACCGGCCTCAACTTCCAGTTCGCCTCGCGCCTGATTCGTACGGAAGGTGTGTGGAATCCGGGTACGCTGGAGCAAGGTAACAGCCGTATCAACCGCCCGGAACTGAAGGCAGAAGAGACCCGCAAGGAAATCTTCTTCGATACTATCGTGGCTAACCACACGATCGATATCACGAAGGCAGCACGTCTGATCTCGAAGGTGATCGCGGCGGCGAAGTTCGAAAACGCCGAGAACTCTGAGTTCAAGACGATTCCCGACGTGGAAATCATCAACATGTCGCTGCCGTCGATCCGGAACTTCAACTCGTGGCATGGTGATGGCACCGACGAGAACCCCGGCCTGAAGTCGTACGCCATTGCACAGGCGAAGTACGAAGATGTGCGGAACCGCGACTACGAGGAGTACAAGCAAGCGTACATCGAGAAGCATGGTTCGGGTCCTGTCAAGCAGTCGATCCCGGTGGCCCCGGTTCCGGCAGATGCAAAGTTGTTGAAGCGTGTCCCGTATGCTCCGGGTCTCGACATCTACAACGCCAAGGAAATGGGTCTGGTGCGCGTCGACGAGTACCTCAATCTGTCGTCCAGCAATGGCGACGACGAGGACGACGACACCAACGGTGGTGAAGAGGAAGAAAACGGCACGGACGCAGCGGCTGCAGAACTCGCAGCTCAAGCGGCAGCCCTGTCGGGTCGTCTGGTCCACACCGAGTTTGGCGAAGGGTACGTGCAGAAGTGCAGCCCGACCAATCCGTTTATCAGCGTCAACCTGCTGAACGGCTATGCCATGACGGTGCGCAAGTCGCAGTGCTTCTTGGTGACCCGTGGTGAAACGTCAACCAAGGACATCCGCAATCAGCTGCTGAAGAGCGTGGGTGTTAAGAACATCGCCGATCCGGTGGATGTTCCGGCTGAGAAGTGGCGGCCGATGCGCAAGAGCATCAAGGAGCAGATTCAGCGCGAGAAGGAAGAGAAGGTTGTCCAACAGAAGAAGGTACGCGAGGAAGAAACCAAGTCCGCGCTGTCCGTCGAGTTGGCAGTCGTGCTGGTCAACGGCTTCTTGGGTCTCGACTACATCGTCGACGAGTCGAATCACAAGGCGATGCAAGCGCTGTCGGCAGTGGGCTTCCGCCCGACGCCGCAGTTCTACTACGCTCGTGTGGTCAACGACAAGGCGCTGGTCAACCAGATGAAGCTGTGGAAGGAGCTGGGTCTGCGTCCGGATCCGGTGGTCATCAAGCAGAACATCCCGGCTGCGTTCGCTGAGCTGCTCGCCCTGTTGAAGAGCGGTCAGATCAAGAGCCACCACGCGACGTACAAAGCTGCAATGAACGCCAACATCGTGAATTTCTATCGCCTGACGCACAAGGCGTCGAACGACAAGATGTTGTTCAAGCCGTATCCGATTATCCAGGACGGTCAAGCGTACATCGCACTGCCGCTCGGTCAAGCTGGTACGAAGACTGCAATGTCGCCGAAGTTCAAGCGGCCGTCGTACAAGTGGGCGCTGTCCGAACACTCGCTGTCGTATTACGGCACGATGCAGCAAGTGAACGGGATGATCAAGAAGCTGCAAGCGGCTGGCGTTCAGATCATGAACCTCGACGAGTTGAACGAGGAACTTGGTGCTCTGAAGAAGGCTAAGGTTCGCGCACCGTCCGAAGACATCTGATCGTCTGACGACAATCTGTAATTTGACGGGGAGGCCGGGAAACTGGCACTCCCCTTTCTTTTCTCAGGAGTAGATATGAGCTTCAACTATCAAGCAATCAAAGACGCCCTCAAAGAAGCTGGTCATCTCGTGTCCGAAGGCGAAGCGTGGGTGGCATCGGACTTCAGCGCGCTGTACCAGTTCGCGAAAGACAAGTTCGGCCTTCTGCATGACAAGGTCGCGTACGGTCTGGCCTTCCCGTCGGAACTGCCCACGGATTTCCCGGGCCATCCGAACGCCGGTGAAGAAGTCGTGGCCGTCGACACGAGCAAGCAAATCCAGCCGGTAGTCGTTCCGGCGGCGTCGACTGGTGTTACGTCGGTCGTGGACACCACGGACGCCAGCGTTCACGCAGCCATCCTCGAAGCGCGCGTCGCTGCGGGTGTGCCGACTGGTCCGGCACCGGAAGCTGAAGCTGAAGAAGCCGCTCCGGTTGCTGACGAAGCTCCGGTTGCTGAAGAAGCCGCGGAACCCGTAGTCGAGCAACCGGCACCGGAAGTGAAGCAAGAAGCCGCTCCCGCTCCCGAAGTCAAGGAAGAAGTGAAGCAAGAAGCTGCTCCCGAAGTGAAGCAAGAAGCCGCTCCCGCTCCTGCTCCCGGAGTGAAGCAAGAAGCTGCTCCCACCCCACCCCCGGAAGTGAAGCAAGAAGCCGAGCAAGAGCAAGCTCCGTCCGACGACAAAGCGGCTGAGTAATCCACCTGGAGTATAACAACATGGCAGTTAAGCTCATGAGTAATCGTGGGTCTTACTACCGTAACGGCGTAGATGGGATCGGCGGGCGTAATCTGCCCGACGGCCTCATCTCGTGGATAGGCCTCACCGGGAAAGCCGGTGATGTTGCCTATCTGTCCGCTGCGGACTGTACGACTTCGAATAAGGTTGACCAAGGCTATTACTTCCAGTCGGTGGGTAGCTCGGTCACGGTAGATCGCACGCTACAGAACATCGGCATGGCCTGTGATCCGGATCCGGCTGTTCAGGCGGGCGTTCATTGGGTCAGCCCGACGGTGGTCGCACCCGGCGCAATCGTGCAGACGGCGGTCGCATTCGCAGCCATCCGTATCACCTTTGCTGCGGACGGCGAATTCTACATCGTCGCACGCTAAGGAGTAGGTCATGCCACTACACGTTCCGAAGGCGTTTCAAAACGCGGGCGTCTCCACGTCCAAATCACAAGAGCGCGATCGCGTCTCGTACAACAAGAACCGTCTGCGGGCCAACGAACAAGGTATCGCGGATGCACTGAACACCAACGCAGTCGACACTCCGGTAACACAGGCACTCGAGACGTTCGAAGCCGAGAAGGAAATGGGTCGGATGAATGGCCTCGACTACGAGACGTGGTTGCCGTTCGCTGCCAAGCTGTACAAGATCAGCCCGCGCATCGAGGACTACATCATTGTCAACACGATGATCTGCCCGTCGGACATTCCGAATCGTAACGGCATCGCGTTCCCGGCCACGGAGCTCGCGAAGTTCCAGCCGCCGCCCACCAATCGCATGGCGTACAAAGCGTGGGCTGGCTGTCCTGTCCATCTCGAGCACGACAACGAAGTTCACGAGAAAGCCTATGGCGTGATTCTCGACGCCGCATTGACGAAAGTCTCGGGCTACGGTGGTGGCAAGCTGTGGAAGGTCATGGGGTTGCAGGCAATCGACAAGAACAAGTATCCCGACATGGCGCAGAAGGTGTTGACGAAGGAAATCAACACCTACTCGATGGGAGCTCTGGTCGATTACTTCACGTGCGGCTACTGCGGACAGGAATGCAGCAGCAAGCGGGTGTGCGGTCACATCTCCAGTCCGGCTAACGTCAACTGGAAACAGTACCGTGACTTCGACGGTTCGTCGCATTTGGCGTTCCTGAACGCTCATGGCATTCAGCCGATCGAATGTTCCATCGTTGCTGACCCGGCGTGGGCTCCTGCTCTGTCCGACGAAGTCTTCGATCCGTGGGCCAACACCGGAGGCTAGCATGGTCAAGCTCAATGCTGCGGCGCGACTCATTAACGCCGCAGGTCCGCATCCGGCTGCTACGCAATTCGCCGAGAAGCACGGCATTCCCATCTACAACGTGGACAACGCGATTGCTGCCAGCCGATTCGGGCTGGTAGTTGCCGAGATCGATAAGGCAGTACAATCGCTGTACGCTCGCGGGGTTCCCCGCAAGTCCATAAACGTCCACGAGATCAAGTTGATAAAGGGTAAGTCGTTCCCTGCCAACGGTTGGGATGCAGGTGGATTGTTTGAGGATCACGACGGTTACGGAATCGTGTCTCTGGCTGCTGGCCAGAAGTTCGGTGACAGTCCGGTGCTCAAACCCGGTGGATGGGCAATAGCGGGCGCGTACATGAACGATTCGGTACGCCACGAATTCGGTCATGGTCTGGTCCGATCGTTGATGACGTTCGGTGAAAACCCGACGATGCTTCGGAACGCGTATGTCCGCGAGAAGAGAGAACCGGGCGGTATCCAACCCAGACTGTCCAAGTACGCTGCTGAGAATGAGTACGAGTACTTCGCGGAAGCGTTTGCTGCGTTCATGCATCCGAAGTTCAAGACCAGCGGCATCAAGATCTACCCGCCGTTACTAGAAGTGTTCGAGAAACACTTCGGCGTCAAGTAACAGTTGTTCCACCACGAAGTTCAAACAGCCCCGCCCGACATCCCAGTCCGGCGGGGCTTTTGACGTTCTGGCTTCAAATCCGCGCAGCACAAACCCCTCGGTCGTTCTGACCACGCAGCACAATCCCACCCCCTGCAACCTGCAAACCCACAGTTCCCGCAATCGCCATTTTAATGGCTGAGCGAGTTTAGTTAGGACCGGTCCTTCATAAACTTGTTTCTTAACATCTCAGCGAGGAATCTATGGCGATCGTCACCAAGAAGCGGAAAGTCGCAGCAGCGCGCGAAAGCACGTCGTTGCACTTTTCGAACGAAACCACCAAGGCGGTGGAAGAGAGCAAGCAGCCGCTGCTCAACCATCAAACGGCTGACACTCTGATCGATCCGGAAGACACGACGGACGATCAAGGTTCGACGCACTTCACGAACGACACGAAGTACAGCAAGAAGACGAATCGTCTGCACACCACTGCCGCGAAGAAGCCGGTTCTGGCGCTGGAAGTTCCCGAAGCGTTCGGCAAGAAGGTGCCGAAGGACGAGGCTCCGGCCGACGAAGCAACGGAAGCATCGCTCGACGACGTGGCTGCTGAAGACGACGGTTGCGAAACCGGTCTGCAAGACACGCAGCACATGCCGAACGACATCGATCCGACGGAAGGCTACCTGACGACGGGTTCGGAAGAAGGCGACGACGAGTTCGACGAAGACCTCGAAGACGACGAAGACGAAATCGACGCCAGCGCCGAATTCGAAGAAGGCACCGGCACGAATCCCCAGTCACTGCTCGAAGCAGACGACGAAGAATGGGATCCGGACTCGGCAGTCGTTGCTGAATTCGGCGACGAAGACGGCGAAGACGAGTTCTCGGAAGAAGATGAATCGGAAGGCGAAGCTGAAGTCGAAGCCGCTCCGGCATCGGACGACGACATGTCGGTGGTCGACGTGGACGGTACGGACGACGAAGGCGACGACGTTGTGTTCGCATCGATCGGCCTGCAACTGCACGCCATCAAAGCCAACCGCATCATCGCATCGATCGGCAAGAAGCGCGCGATCAAGGCCGGTCACGGCGACGTGTATCTGTCGGATCAGTTCCAAGACGTAGTGGGCGTCGAGATGTCGAAGCACGGTCTGCGCGCTGGTCTGCAGAAGATGGGCTTCGCACTCGCAACGTTCAACGTGGCGAAGAACGAAGTCGTGAACAAGCGCGTCGAAGCGAAGGCTGCCAAGGTCACGTCGGCTGTCCGTCGCACCACGCATCAGTCGAACGAAGCACTCGGCCAGTGCTTGGCGATCGCCGCTGTCGGTATCAACCGTCAGTACTTCAAGGACGCACGCAACGAACTGCGCGCATCGCTCGAAGAAGAACTCGAAGCGGCTGGCGTTCGTGGCGCGTCGCGTCTCGTGCGCAAGGTGTTCGCATCGAAGGGCGTCGACTACGCGAAGGCGATTCTCACGCTGGCAAACAAGCTGGTGAACATGCCGGAAACGACGCGTAACCAGTTCGCGGCCGCTCTCGACATGACCAACGACGGCGAGATCGAAGACGACGAAGACCTGTTCGCTGAACCGTCGGATCCGGAATTCGTTACGGCCGAAGGCGAAGACGAAGAATTCGACGACGAGTTCGAAGACGAAAACGACGCACCGAGTTCGGTCCAAGCTGCGCTGGCTCGCCCGGCAAGCAAGGTCCAACGCCGTGAGATCAACGCTGCGAAGACCGGTTACTCGGTCACCGCAATGGCGATCCTGTCGGGCAAAGCACCGCTGCCGTTCGCCTAATCCCCAGCCGGGTTTTAGCGCGGTTGCACAATCCGTACTTTTATAGTGACGGTCCAGCGTAGTGGTTAAATCCTAACGCTGGACCGCACGCAAAACTTCCAATTGGAGAAGCACACATGTCTCTGTATCTTCCTTTCACGAAAGCAGTCGACAGCACGGAAATGCTGACGGCTCCGGGTGCAGTCTTCACCGCTGAAGGTCAAGCACTCGTTCGCGCAGCCAGCGCTCCTGCTGCTGGCGTTCTTCCGGGCACTGGCGTTGCTGCCAACGACATCTTCGCGGGCTTCGCTCTCGCAGGTACGTCGGCACTGCCGTTCCCGGAATCGTACACCAACAAGGTGGAACAGTTCCTGGTTCCGGTGACGGGCGTGGTTACGCTGTCGCTCACGCCGGTGGCTGGTCAAGTGTTCCTGCATGACGACACGGCGGGCACCGCCAACACGGCACCGACGGTGTCGGGCAAGCAAGTGACCGGTCTCACGGCTGGCAACCAAGTCACCATCACGTACAAGTACGCAGTCAGCGTCGTGCAAGCTCGCGCGCTGTTCGGCGACGTGCAACCGGGCGGTTACGTCGGCGCATACGTCGGCCAAATCGGCGTGGTCACGCGTGGCTCGATCTGGACGTCGGAATTCGACTCGTCGGCAAACTGGGCGATCGCTGGTTCGGACGCATCGCATCAGATCGTCGTCGGCGCAAACGGCCAGCTCAAGCTCGGCACGGTCGGCACGAACGGCGTTGCAGTTCCGGGCGCATACGTGATCGGCGTTCCGGGTCAAGACGTGCCGTTCCTCGGCATCCGCTTCTCGGCTGCGTAAGCAACCAACAAGGCTTCTTAGTCCGGACGCGCACTTCAGCATAACGCTACCGCGCATCCGGGCTAATCACAAAACACGAAACGGAGTATCAAGATGCGTACAAAAGTTAAGGTTCGTGCGTCCAAGACGCCGATGGTGGCAGCCAGCGAGTATCGCTTCGACGGCGCGCTGACGGGTGAACGTGCAATCGGTCGCAACGGCGAAATCAACGCCAGCAACAAGCGTGACCTCATCAACCGCCAAATGGCTTTCGTGCAAGCTGCTTCGAACGGCCAAGTCGCCGGCGATGCAGTGTTCGCTTCGGCAGAACAAGCAACGAAGGCTTCGAAGGAACTCATCGCTGCTGCGTTCAACGACGGCGAAGCTCACCGCGTTCTGGGCGAGCGCATGGCTGATTCGCTGTACATCACGGCGAATCGCCAAGGCTTCATGCGCAAGTACCTGACCAAGATCACGGTCGAGCAGGGCGCAATCCCCCGCTTCCCGCTGCGCACGAAGAACGTGACGGCTGTGTACTCGACGTCGCCGACGAAGATCCAGTCGCAAATCACGCGCGACAAGTGGTTCACGCCGCCGGAACTGCAAGTGGTCACCCGTCCGTTCATTCCGATGAACGAACTGAACCAGTCGGCTGGCGACGTGCTGCAAGAAAAGTACGTGGAAGCAACGGAAGCCATCATGGTCGGTGAAGACCGCCTGTGGTACAACCAAGTGAACCAGATCGTCGGCGTGGACAACCCCCTGTCGATCATCTCTGGTCAGCTGACGCCGTACACGTTCGCGCAAGTCATGACCAACGTCACGCGTTGGGGCCTGAAGGCACCGCACGTCCTGATCGCCACGGACATCTATCAGGACATCATCGGTAACGCGGACTTCTTCAACGCGATCGATCCGGTTGCTCGCCACGAACTGCTGTTGACCGGCGAACTCGGCGTGATGTACGGTTGCACGATCACGTCGGACGCGTACCGTCACCCGGAGCACAAGGTGCTGAACCAAGGCGAATTCTTCGTGATCGCCGACGCTCTGAACCACGGCGCGTACTCGGATCGCGGCGGTCTGCAATCGCAGCCGACCGACATCTCGGTCGAGAAGATCCCGGGTCGCGGTTGGGTGATGTTCGAATCGCTCGCCGTGTCGGTTGCCAACAGCCGCTCGGTAGCAAAGGGCCTCCGTATCTAATACGGGAACGTCGAGTGATGCAGTATCAGGTAGCCGCATAAATGCAAAGTGCTACCTGATACTGTGTCTATCAAACGCACACAAGGAAACATGATGAAGACATACAATCGTGCTCTCGACTTCATGGCACTGGCTGCAGTCCAGTTCACCAAGGGTCGTCCGCAAGTTGCAGCAAAGCTGATGGTCAAGGCCACGGCAAGCTCGGACTTCGCACAAGCCATCGCGATCATCGAAGCGTCGAACGGTCAAGCGTTCGCAGCCAAGGAAGCTGAAAAGGCCCGTCTGGCAGCCGCAGCCAAGAAGGTCGCAGCGAAGAAGAAGGTGAAGGCTTCGGAAGAAGACGAAGCCCTCG